ACTCGTGCGAGGTTCCAGATGTGTTGTTCTGCTGCCCGTTTGTGGGGGCGCTGTTGGCGAGGGTCGGGACTTCATAGACAAACGCCACACCGTTACAGGTCGTCGTGGACTGCACCCGCACGGTCGTGATGCCTGCCGCCGAATTATGGAAATAGAAGATCGCCGAGGCTGTGGACCCACCTTCCGAGTCCGTGCCCGCCTGCGTGTAGGTGCCATTCGTCGCATCCGACACCGTGAAGTTGGTCGAGCCAGTTCCACACGCCACCCCGACGATGATCGAGTTCCCCGCTGTCACCGAGGGGATGGTGATATTCGTGTTGGAGGTCGTCCACGAATCCACCATCGCACTCGCGGTGATGTTGACAGGGGTGCCCGCGCTGACGGGAGCCGCCAGCGAGAGGGCGAGTGAGAGGGCGAGGAGTAGGCGCGTCATTTGAGATCGATGGTGGTGCCGTTGGGGAACGCCGAGAGGGCCTGCTTGGCGGTGGTGACGGAGTTGAGTTCCGCAACCTTCCCCTTCGCCCACCCCTTCAGCACCGCCGCGATATCCAGCCCCTGCGTGTTCAAATCAATCTTCCGGCTGTCGAGCGTCTTCTCGCCCGCGTCTCCGGTGAAGACCAGCGTGAACTCGATGGTCGTGGCATCGACCATTTCCGATTTGTAGACCTTGGCGTCATTGAACATGGCCGTTACTCCTGAACGTAGGTGATGCCACCTTCAAGGGTGACAGAGGCCGAGCGGTTGGTGCAGAACGCGCGGGCCGCAGCGGAGACCCACGGCGTCAGGAGTTCCATGGCCGCGCCATCAGCAGAGGCTGCTGAGGCAATCACGCGCAGTGAGGCGGTGTTGGAACCGCACGTTGAACCACTCCCGAACTGCAAGGTGACTTCCCCCGCGCCCCCCTGCGTAAAGTGATAGCCACAGAGGTAAATCTTCGTGCTGCCAGAGACCGCGACATGCTCGATGCCGCCCGTCGCCGCGCTTTGGTTGATCGGGAGGACCTGGAGCTTCGTGTAGTCCGCGCAGGGGTTGGAGGCGATGTTGCTCACCGTGACCGCGCCGGTCCAGCGGTCCCACGTCGCAGTATCCCACACCATCGTGTAGGCCCCGATGCCGGTCGTGGTCGGGTTCGCGGTGTTGTCGGCTAGCGCTGCAGCAGCTGGGTAAAGCGCTACTCCATCAAGAGCGGGAACCACGAACTGATCGCCGTAGGTGTTACAATGCTGCCAGGTCCCGTTCGTGTTGAACGTCAGTGCGGTAGGCAACCCGGCCCACGACTTGCAGAGGGAGTACAGCCCATCCTGTTGGACAAGCGGAGGATTGTCGTGGTAGTTCAGAGTCCCCGCTGTCTGAAGAGTCCCGTCCGGATTCGCAATAGCAACGGGCATCAAGAACGGGTAACTCGCGTCTCCGGTAATAACTGGGAGAACGCGATTGTCGTCGAGGAGAAGGTTTCCATCTCCCGACCCTCCTCCAAGACCTGTCAACGGGTCGCCGGAAATGTCTCGGGCGATGACATCCAGCATCACCCGTCCTCCGCCGGCCGTCGTCGACGCGCCCTGGGCGAAGGCAGTACTGGAAGAGAGAATCAGGATCGCCGCAAGGACGAGCCTACGAACCGGTATAGTCCACATCAGCCGTTCCTCCTACAAGATCCACAGAAACGCGGACGCGTAGGGCGGCTAACGCACCGACGTGCGACCAGTGAGAGTTCATGGAAGCTGCAGACCACGCCAGAGTCTGAAGGATCGCCCACGTTCCCGTGTAGTCCTCCTTCGGCGCGGTCTCGATGACGAAGGCTCCGGCTGAGACGCCAGCCCCCCATCGAATGTCAATCCCGTGATGGGGGTGAAGAGCAACGGTACGGGGACCAAGGACCCCCGAAGTGTTGAGGGCTGACGCCGCTCGCAGGACAGGGAAACTGTAATCGATATGCGGCATTACACCAGCCTCCGAAGCCATTGTTTCGTACGACGGAAAACCTCCGTTGGCGAATGCCAGTGGGAGGGAACGTAGGACCCGTTCTCCAGGAGTTCGGGATCGACCCAAGAAGTCATCAAGGCGTCTTCGTGTTCCGGCCAGAGCATGAAGACAGGCGTTCCGCAATTGTGGGCGGCCACGTGCCCGAGCCCGCTGGAGAATCCGATGTATCCATCCAGTCCTTCAAGAAGCGCCACTGCAGCTCCGAAACTAGTTCGTCCAGTCGGAGGGAGACCTCGAGAATCGGTAAGCCATCGGAGTCCCGAATCCTCATCGTACACAGACGCTGTGAGGTCGTCCCAGCTTCCGCCAATGAGAACGAACTTAGCATTGGGAACCTCTTTCTGGATTAGGCCAAGGAACTCCAGCCAAGCTGTTGCGTGCCAGGTCTTCCATGCGTCGGCACCGCGGTAGGAGGCACAGGAGATCCCGATGAGGACGTCGTCGTGGCGCTTTGTCAGAAGATACCGCTGTGCGATTCGACGATGTTCCTCCGAGAGCTCGAGCTTGTAGCGGTACGTCGTCGCCAAGTCCGGCATCCATTCAGCGAGAGGGCGCCCCGCTTCGAGATGTGGGTTGCAGGCCAGCGCTACCATCTGCCCCAGATCGAACTGCGAGCGGACCGACTCCCAGGTATCCAGCTTGAACTCCTTCTGCCAGGCTCGGATTGAGGTGTAGTCGAAGGCTGTGGTGAACCCGAACGCTTTGATCCGCGGATGCAACTCACAGAACTGGTGAAGGCGACGCGGAGCACCGTCCAACCCGAGAATGCAGAAGTCCTCGTCGGCCACGTTAAGATACTTCGTCCAGCTCCACTGGAACTCGCCGATTCCGGAAGGCACGACGATAGTCCGAAGCCCTGCGAGGTCTTCATTCCCCCACTCATTACCGAGAAATCGCATGGGTGCTGTAGTATCGCGCTGCACGCATTTCCTCCAAGCAGGATGACTCCCGCGCTGCCATTGCGGCGTAGGAAATCACGCCGGCTTCGTGTTTGGTCAAACCCATCGCTTCTATCCAACGAGCTTCGGTGTGCAAGTCGTGAGCAGGAGGTTCCGACTCCGTTGCCCCGCCGAAGTAGTGAATGAAAGGCTGACCGGGGAGTGTAACGATTGAAAGCTTTGACCTGGTCCAAGTCCGTACCGATATAGACTCGTCCAAGCACCAAGTTCCCTCCGCGAAGCCTCCGACCTCAAAGTAGTGAGTTCTTCGGCAAGCGAAGCCCACTCCGTTGACGTTAACATACGGCCGGGAGTAACCCGCTCCGTTCCAATGTGGGTTTTGCGGAACGGTGGACAGCCAAGCCGGATCCCGGGTGTACATCTCCTCCTTCGATTTGAGAAGGACAAAACGGTCGCCGCGGTGTTCCGTCTCCGGCCCGTGAGGATGCCAGTCACGATTGCCCTGACCGTCGTACCCACCGACTGTGAGATCGTGGGCGTTCCAGTACGGGATTTGAACCAGGCCGACAGTCTCAAGTTCGTTCTCCTGGAGGAAGTAAACCAGGTTCGAGAGGGCCCCAGGCGTCACGAGGACATCGTCCCCAAGATACACGATCCAGTCGGAGTCATCGGTCCAGCGGACCAACGTGAACGCCTGCATCGCGGCCCCATGCATGTTGGACCAGTTCTTCAGCTTGAAGTAGCGGACCCCTGGGTTCGCCCGGACCACTCTCTCATACTGCTTCGTCGCTTCTGCATCCGAGGGGTCTTCTACGATGGTGAGGGTGATTCTGGTAAGCACCTCAACATCGTGCATCTGGATCGACTCGAGGAGACGTTCAACCCGCCAAGCACCGCGGAACGACGGAACGACGACGGAGACCTTCTTCATCTCACACCGAAACCGGAGTAGATCCCGAACGCCTGAAGCAGGTACAGGACAAGAGCCAGAACCGCAATCACTCGAATCACGATCTTGATCGGCTCCGCCATCGGGATGTAAGTCTCAACCAGATACAGGACAACTCCGACGATGACGAGAACGATGATGATGGAGATCAACGCGGCAAGTGTCATTTTGAACTCTCCTGCTTATGCTCGAGGAGTCTTGCGTTCAAGTCGGCAATCTTCTCATTCGTAGCGTTTGCGGCTACGAACGCTTCCTTCGCAACCACCGCTGCTTGGATAGTCACTTCCGTATTCTCCAGAATCGCACGCTGGCTCGCCTCGTAATGCTCGTCTTGACGCCGTTGCAATTCTTTCCGAGCTAGTTCCCGGTCTTCCAAATCCCACTCTCGACGGCGAACAACCTTCCTCTCATCAAACCACGACTTGAGGAAGAGTGTGAGGAAGGTCATCAGCTGGACGACTATGATAGTGATGACATCGTCGGACATTTTATCGAGGCCTCAGGACGAAGAGGTTCTTGGCGACCCACCATACAGAACTATGGATGGAGTTGGATTTGACCAACCTACGTACATGCTCTGAGAGAATTGGATCGACAGTGAGCCCGATCAACCTCTCCATCCAGTAACATGGATGTTGGCAGTTGACGTGCCCGTGACCATCTTGTCCTTCGCCTGCTGCGCCGAAGACGACAACGCCGGTCGGTGAAACGCATCGAACAACGCTTGCGGCGAAAACCTCCGCAAACTCTTCTTCGATGTGCTCCGCCGTATCGAAACAGGTGACGAGGTCGAAACGATACCCGAGTTGGAGTGGAATGCGCAGGTCGTGGTGGAGGATCTTTCCTGGAGTCAGAGCGACGCCTGACTCAGATCCCTCCACCCCATACGCATCCACTCCGCGAGCGAGGAGTCCTCGGACGAGAGCTCCCCCTCCGCTTCCAAGATCGATCGCAGTGTGAGGAGCGAACGTGTTGAAGAGGACCTCGGCAATCCAGTCGAAGGCTTGGAGGATGGGCCCTTCCACCGAACCTTGCTGGTAGCCTTCGTCGTACATCTTCGACACGTCGCTCGGCATCATTGCGCGCCTACCTTTGTCCCGTCTGTGTTGGGAGCGAATGAAGCCCCTTCCACAACCGAGGGCTGAGCCGTCTTCAGGTTCCCTGAGGTGTCAAACCAGAGATACCAGTCGTTGCCGGCTGAGTCCTGCATGACGAGGAAGGAGGGCATTACTGCCCCCCTCTCATTCGTGATGCGAGTGGAACCACGCCGACCGCCACGAGTGATCGTACCAGCCACGGCCTACGAACCTCCGCTCGAACCGTACACCCCGAGCCACTTGGAGAATCCGACCGCGTACCGGCAGTACGCTTTGTACAACGCGTCGCCGGAGAGGAAGTCGTCGGCTTCGGAGGTCTCCGGCTTCACACGCCAGATGAAGTTCAGGTCGTGGTCGGCGGAGATGTTGAACCAGGAGTCAGCGTCGGAGAGGTACCGGCTGAGCAGGTACTCCATCGACCCGTCGGACTTCAGCACGTTGATCTCGTTGTTCGAGGAGTACGGCACGTACGGAGACATGATGATCTCCTTCACGGCCCACTCGAACGTCGGGTCAACGATGATCAGTCCAGGCGTCATCGTGATCGGGCGACCCCGTTCGTCGACGAGCTGCTTGAAGTGGTCCAACGAGGCCTGATACGCCGTCGCTGAGAAGTCGACATCCGTTGACGGCTTGTTCGCGCGGACTGCGCCGCCGTCAAGACGGGTGTGAGAAACGTGACAGAGCGGAAGGCCGTCGAGCCCGAGGAAGTTCGCGTTGGCGCTCGAGTTGAACGCTTCGTTGAAGACATCCCAAGCATCGATCTCGACTCGGTACGACACCGATTTGCCGATCTCAGCCGGCATCTTGTTGATGATGCTGTAGAGGTCGTCGTCCCACATCTCACGGGTGACGCGCCAGCCGATCCCGTAGGGGCTCGGAGTGTAACGCTTCGTCCCGCCCATGATGGGGGTGGTGAACTCGATGTTCACGCCTTCGGGCTTGGGCACCATTGCACCAAGACCGGTCGCTTCCGCGTCGTCTTCGTACGCGCGGTCGGATGAGTCGATGTTCAGGACCTGCATCCACTGATTGGGCTGACGGTCAATCTCGTCGAAGAAGACCTTCCGGAGCCCAGGCGCGAGCAGTGTTGCAAATGCTGCTGTGCTGGTTGAAACGGGCATTTACGTATGCTCCTACGAGGTCCGGCTGCCCTGGTAGAACCCGTTCGCGAACGAGAACACCACCAGCGGGATTGTGTCGGTCCATGCCGGCTTGGTGGCCGACCCTGTCGTTCCCGGGATGAGATCGCCCCAGATATTCCAGACGATCACGCGGGAGGTCGCGACGACCGCCTTTGCTTTGTCGACGTACCAGTGACTGGACGTTTTCTTCGTGATCCCGTACATCTTGCCGCGGTCGGTGGCGGCACCAACAGTGCTGCCCTCCGTGCCGTTGTTGTCGAGGTTGCCGACGAAGAGAGTGTCAGGATGTGCGAGCTCGACTTCGTTCGTCTTCGCTCCCGCAGTGGCCCCGTTCTTGCCAGGTCCAACCGCGACCCCCATGATGAGCTGCGGGTTCGCCGCACACTCTTGGAGGTACCCGTCCTGGAGGTATACGACAGCGCCCTCCAGATACTGCTGAGTCGCTGCTTCGGGGAAGCTCTCCCGAGGCACGCTCATTCCCGACAACGTCTTCACCGCGCGGAATGCTCTTCGCGGATGAGTTGCCATTTACTGTCCCCCGGCCTCGCCCTCGCTCTTGTCGAGGTAGACCATGTTGGACGGGATCTGCGCTTCGGGGATGCCCCTGGCGCGGAGAGCCCGTCTTGCCGCATCGTTTGCCGCACCGACCATCTGCTCGGCCGACACGTGACTTCTCGCCTTGGCTGCCGCGACCGGCCCGTTGACGTTTCGCTCCCAGAGATCCTTACGGATCTTCATCAGGACCACATCCCCGCGCCGACGCACGGTGGAGGAAGCTGCGCCATCGATGGGCGGGTTGAGAAGGCGGATCGCCTCGGGAACCTCTTCCGGTTCCTGGACGATCTCGTAGCCCTGACGGGCTTTCAGAAGCTGGACACGTTCCCTGGTGTTCGCCCAATGGTACACGTAGTTTGGGTCTTTGTTGGGAACGAAGAATTCATCGTGCTGCACGGGACCTCCCATATGCCGAGCTGCCGCCGGCTGAAGGGGAACGAAGAAGTGGAGCGGAAGCGCGGTCGACGTCTTCTTGCGACATCCCACGAGCCTCGAGTTCTTTGATGTAGTCGTCGACGGACATGCGAGCGGCCGCTGCCATACGCGTGAGCTTCTCCGAGGCTTTGATCTTCGGCACGGCTGGAGCCGGAGGCGTTCCTCGGCTGCCAGGAGTCGGTGCTGCGACGGGAGAGGGTCTCGGCGTTGTCGGGGCGACTGGAGCCGGAGCCGGGGGCGCAGCTGGAGGGGCGGCTGGCGGCGTCTCTGGTACTGCCGGAGGCGGGGCCGCTGTCCCATACAGCTGCGCTCGGAGGTCAGGATACTTCTGCATCTTGAGGTATTCGTACAGTCGCGCGTGAATCCCTCTCGCAATCCTCTGCTGCGGATGCATGTTCTTCTTCAGCTCGTCGATCTGCGGCTTGAACTCGTCGAAGTCGGGAGCGAGAGCTTTGAACGCGATTTCGTCGTCGTCCTCCATCCGCTTCCAAACCGCCATCATTGTTGGATCCACGCGGTCTTCGGCGTCGGCTGCGAGACGTGCAGCGGGGGAAGGCGGAGCAGCAGGAACTGGAACAGCTGGAGCTTGACGCCCTTCCGCGAGCGCGGTCTGCACAGCGGAAGTATGATCCATCAACTGCTTGACGGTCAGCCCTTGGAACTCGCCCTCCGTGATCACTTCATTTGGGTCTATCGGCACTGGATGACTCCTTCTCTTTCCTGATCACGTCTCGGATGAGATCGTGGACGAACAAACCTGCGCCTTGAAGCCGAAGCATCTCATGCTGGTCCTGGGCCTTGAGGAGGCGGCCCAGCTGGTGGAGCTCCTCCGCTTCCAGCGCTCGGACCGCCGCCACCCGGTGGGAGGGCTGGAGGCCCAGTAGGTAGTCCTGGAATGGTGTTGACGACGTTGAGGGCGGCATTTACTGTCTCCATCAGGCCTGGGACGATTGAGTCGATGTCTTCGATTTCGAAGCGTTCGACGAAACGGCGAATGATCTGCTGCGAGGAATCCATCACCTGCATGATCACGGCTTTGTGGGCCGGGGCGAACATTGGGTTGGAGATGATCGCTGCAGCCTGCATCAGCCGCATGTAGTACTCGTTCAGGATCTGCATCAGGAGCATGAGGTTTTGGATCTCAATGTCCCGGTTCACCTTCTCAGAGGTCAGCGAAAGCTGCAGGCCTATGGAAGTACGGACATCCCCCTGTGGAAACTGGATGAATCGTCCTGGGGCCCATTCGTAACCCTCTGGTCGCATCTGCTGTTCAAGCTGGATGGTGAGGTAGAGCCCTTCTTCGATGGCCCGGCGAATGTCATCGATAGACATTGCGAAACGAAGATTCCCCTCTCCAATAAGCGCTGTTGTGCCAGTCGCTGTTGCTCTGGATCCCACAACAGTTGATTCCATGCCCAGGTGGTATGGGGATACGCCAACTCGAGCTTCGGCATAGCGGACCGCTTTCTCTTCGTACGAACCAAGGATGCTGGAGTTCGCACCGAGGTGAACTACGTTGATGTCTTCTCGGGGCTTGTCCGTGACGATTTTCTTCCCAGGGCGAATCTCTTGCTCATTACCGAGATCGGCGTCAGGAGAGACGACGACGAGAGGGGCGTTCGCGAGTGTCCCCGCGTCAACCACCTGATTGTGGGCGGTCGTGGCTTCTTCCTGGAACTGGAACGCTTGTTCTGCGACGCCTTGTCCATACAACTCATGCGGCACGACGAGGAATGGAGCTCGGATGAGGAATCGAGCCTTGCCGAAGAACGGGTTGTAGATCGTCCGGATGAAGAGACGATGCTCCAATGAGAAGGTGAGAATGCACTCCTCGAACTGCAGCGTTTCTGTCTCCGCTCCGCTCTCGTCCTTCGCCTTCCCAGTGATCGGCCATTTCCCGTTGATCTCGAAGACAGTAAAGATTTCAGCTGGTCCGATGTCTCCGAGGGAGGCTGTCTCGGTTGCGGCTACATGCCGAGGATCGTTCCTCTGCTTCCCGTCTTTCTCTTTCAGGGATCGTCCCTGCTTCTTGAGGAACTCGGTACCAGTTTCGTCGATATTGCGATACCCCTCAACGCCCTTGAGTGAGATGAGTTCTTCCCAGGTATATCGGAGTCGGTGGATGACGAAGGGGAGTTGGAACCACTCGTCAAATCCCCGAGGAGGAATGATATCCGCTGGTGCCGGGACATCCCAGCGAACTCCTTGATACTCAGGAACCGGGGCGTCGACCACCTGGCCGCCGGAGTAGGTGTGATAGGTGCGCTGTTCGGAGACCCAACGGGGTTTGAAGAAGCCGTCTCCGTTTTTCGTGACGTCGGCGAGGAGGGTTCGGAGTCGGTCTTTCGAACCGGAAGTGGTGATGAAGAATCCGAGCCAGTCACGGATTTCCTTCTCCATGGAAATTTTCTGCGGGCCTGGAGTCGGGTTCTCGGGGGTGGGAGGAGCTGGAGGAAGTTCAAGCACCTCCCAAACCTTCGACTTGATCTCGACCTCGCAGAAGTCTTTGGCGCCTACCATTGCACGGAGAAGCCGAGCGACGATCGCGTCACACATCATCCCGATCAGGGGGATGACGACGTTCGAGGAATTCGGCCAGGGGAAGTTCTTGACGACGTCTCGGGGTTTCGCCTTATACGCGCGATCCCAGGAGACGTAGAGCTCCTCCCTTTCGTGATGCGCCTCGACAGCGTCACGAACGGATTTTTCGACGACTCGGAGGAGGCGAGCCTCAGACTCCTCGTCGAGGGGAATTTCGCGAACTGCTAAATCCGCCACCGTGTCTCGGCCTTTCAGTAGTGAAGAAACGGGAGTTCGAAGTCTCGGCGGTCTTCCGGCTCTTGACCCCGCCGACGGTCATCCCGAAATCCTGATGTTTCAGTACTGGCTTTTCTTTGACCGGGCGCTTTGTCCCTGCGTTCCGCTCTGCCGCTTGACGGGCTTTCGCCCACCCTGGAAGAGCCGAATCGGACTGCTGATCTCCGGCCGCTTTTCCTTTCGCTGAGCTTTTACGCTTCCGGACATTGGGCTTCTCCTGGGGAGGGAGGGAATCCTCGTTCTCCGCCTCAACTCGAAGTTTTTCGTTTCTCTTTGCCATGCTAGTATCCTGTGACAGGGTTGGCAGATGCGAGTCGGATTGACTCCGAACGGTTGTTGCGAGCGCTTGTCTTCGTTGCGTTGGTCCCGACCGCCTTGACCTTGCCAAGGAGAGGAAGGCATGCTGCAGCCCCGTCTAGGAGGTCCTTGTGAATCTGCAGCGGGAATCCTTTCAGCTCGTCCATGAAGTCGGTGAGACGTTCGCGAACGAAGAACATGTGGTCTTCGACGTACGGGATCAGCGTACGGATTCGATGGTCTTTGTCCCCGATTGGAGTTTGGTCGTACACCGGGAAGACGTACTCCAGCTCTCGCATTCGCTGATGAATCGGAAACTTGAGAAGGCGTGAGAAGTTCACGTCCTCGACCCACGCGGAATGAATCCTCCACTTCTGGTGGAAGGAGAGGAATTTCGAAACCAGGAGACCGGCGTTCTTGTGCTCGGCGTAGGCGTCGAGGATGAAGATGCGGCCTCGAGGATCCTTCGCAGCGGAGATCATCGCGTTACGGCTGTTCCGCTTTGGGTCCTGCTGGCTCATCGCCGGGTCCCAGAAGAGCACGCGTTTCAGCGTGTCGAAGAGGACGACCTCGCGGTCACCGTTCTCGTTCTCGAAGACGATGTCGCCGTCGGCGGTCATACGGAACCGCTGCACGTCTTTCTCAAGGAACTCGGCGAGGCTCGGATCCTTCGGGTTGTTCAGGTAGAGCATCGAGTACATGAAGCTGCCCTGTTTCGCGCGGATCCTCTTACAGCTCTCGGCGGGAAACAACTGAGGGAAGAAGTAGTACGTCTTCTCCGGCTCCGGAGCGTAGACATCCGGATCCATCCCATGGTAGACCGGGAGCTTGCTGTGCTCCTCGGCATCCGCAATATCGTTCAGAAGAGTTCCTCGATCCCAGTGCAGGGGTCGAACCAGCTTCTCGTAATACTCCGCCTCATTCTCGAATATGTCGTTGTAGACATCGTCAACGCCCCAACGAGTACCAACCAGCAAGTGGTAGGCTTCTTGCTCGTCGACAAAAAGGGCTTCGCTTGCCTTGTACGCCGTTTTAACCCGTTCCCGCACGGTCGGCTGTTCCATCGACTGCTTGTCTTCGAGGTCATCGGCGATCTGGATGGTGTAGTGACGAGAGACGATGTGGGTGTCGATGCCCGCCGCCTCAATCGTGTCCTCGCCGTAGTTACCCTCTCTCGGGAACAGGAGGTTTTTCCGGGTCCACGTCGTCTGCGAGACATTTGGGATGATCTCCGGGTACACCCACTGGAGGGTCTCGTTCTTCTCGATCTGCTGCTGGAGAGAGAGGATCTGCTTCTGCGCGTTCTCCGAAGAGAAGGACCACAGAAGTATGCGGTGTTCTAACCCAGGCAGTCCGCAGAACATGTCCTGAATCAGGATCCACAAAGGAAAGCTTTTGGAGAATAGCGTCGACTTGTAACAGTCGCGGGGTATCAGGCATACCTTGCGTCGTTTTCGGTTCGGAAACTCCGGCGGAACCTGTTGAGCAAAATCCGCCATCTCCTTGTGCGGGGTTAGCTGGATCTTGTTCCAGCCGAGGATCGCCGTTGCGAAGTAGTAGAGACTCGCCTTCCCATTCCTCCGCAAATTCTCACGAAGCTCGTCGCCGACAGAAGATGTCGGCATCGGCACCCCCAGCGCCTCGAAGCGAGCTTCGGTTGCTTTCGTCGAGAGTATTTCCATTAGGGGGTCAGCGAACGAGGAGGCAAACTGCCAAGAGCCTCAAGCGGGAGCCCGACTTCAGCTGCTCGCTGGGCGAAGATGATCAGCTTGTCGACGGAGATGGACGGGCCGGAGTTCGAGCCGGTGGGCAGGCCTTTGGGAACGACCCCGCCGTACGCCAGCCAGGTCTGGGCGAGGTCGGATTGCAGCTTCTCGGACTTGGTCGTCTGGATGATCTCCAAGAGCCGTTCCTGCATCTCGGCCTGATACTCCGTGAACCTCTCCGGGATGCTCGCCGAACGAAAGTGAGGGGAGTCAGGAACGGGCACATCCACCAACTCCCCTCGGCGTTCGGATATGAGCCAGTTCTCGTACCGCTGATACGCGGGAGAACGTAGCCATATCCGAACGGTTGTTGGGTTATACCCCAACCCCGTCGCTAGATCCGTGATTGCTTGAGCTGGGGTCGCCAGACGTCGTTCCGCCAGGAGCTTCCACTCCGTGCGTACGTATTCGTCGTACACCGCGAGCACCGCCGTGGAATTCGTCCCGCTCGTCATGATTGAATGTCTTCATTATACCCCTCCTTGCCGCTATCATGCAACGTCAAATGTGCTGACCCTCCTGATGTTGAGGGCAACATGCAAAAATGGGGGTGTTAGGGGAAGACCAGCACTAAAGGTTGTAAACTGGTTGTCCGGGGGTAGGGGCCGGGTCGAGCAGTAGATGAGGGAAGTCGTATTGGAGGTTGGTATGGAAGCTGTTGTGGTATGGTTAGTGTTTGTCTGGATGGCTGGGGTGCTTTGGTGGCTGAGGAAGGAGTTGGCAGAGTGACGGCTGCAGAGAAAGCGTTGGTGTATCAAGCGTTGAGGGAGGCGGCGAGCGTGACGAGGGTTGCGGTCCGGAGACAAGCGTATCTGGATCTGGCGAAGAAGATGAAGGAGGAGAGGGATGCGGTATCCGGCGATAACTCAGGAAACAATCGACCTGTTGTCGGAGATCTTCGCAACGGCGATTCTCACGTCAAGAGATGAGACGGGAGACTTCGTGCAAGGAGCGTTGGATCTGGCGGAGGAGTTCGGGATCAGTGATGAGGTCGCTGATCAGATGAGGGAGTTGGTGTTGGCGGCAGAGAAGCATGGAACGGAGGGCTACGATGAAAAAACGAATCGTGATCGTCGTTAGGGTCGGGGTGGATGGTTCGAGACTCGTGAGGGCGGTGAAGTAGAATTCGAGAGAGTAGATGGTTGAGGTTGTAGTTGGTTGTCTTGTACAGGCCATGTGCCGAAGGAGAGTGAGATGGAAGGTTATAACTGGAAGTCGATTGAAGAAGCGGTGAAGGCGTTGGGCAGCAAGGAAGAGGCGTTGAGCTGCATCATCGTCGGGGCGAAGCAGAAGTGGTAT